TGACCATCTGCAAGACGTACGAAGTTCGGAGATAAGATTTCAGTTACGGTATAGAGATCATCAGAGACTCCGCCTTGAATACAAACCTTAGACCATTTACGGATCACCATGTCGTTTCGATCTAACGCAAATTGAATCATGAATCCGGTTCCTTTACACGCATCGCAATTCCTTGTTCTATCTAATTGACCATTGCATACCGGACACTTTGTGTCGCTCATTCTTAAACCTCCATTTTTGAAAAGTTGACAACCGCTTCTATAAAAGCACGCATCGGAACGCTGTATGATTTTGTTTCTAAATCTCCAAAGCGTCCTCGCGTTTCAATATCAACTATAATCGCTCCAGAGGAAGCATACACGGAAATTTTTCTATAAATGTCAGAGTCGTCTCCGATACGTTTATGCCGGTTGACTTGTTTAGATGTCACATTTGAAACATCAAGTATATTAAGATCGTCATCCAATTCAGCTTCACACACTAGCTTCTTTGATTCGCTCATGATGCTTGTCGCTTTCACTCTGTTTACTTTGCCATTTATTCCACCATCTCCACCATCTATATATAAACCCTTTTTCGATAGTGAGCCCAAAACACCGGAAAAGGATTTATTCCCGGCAGACTTACAATTGTTTAACCAACACCAACTGTAATCCAAATCAAACTCACACTGCCCGTCGTTAGTATCTAACAACTCACTTAAAACTTTCTTTTCTAATTCCGTTAATTTAATTTTCATGTATGCGTTCCTTTGATCAGTTTAGGTTGGGGAAATAAAAAACGAAGAGACATGAGAGGAACGAGCTCACAGTGGTCTCTTCGGGAATAAATAAAAACTCTCCTCGCCCAGAGTCTTTTGATTGATTAGATTTGAACTGCCTGCTCGTTCCGCTGTTCATTTGATTTGTCCTGTCTTTATTTAATTACATCTAAAGTATAACAAGTATTTTTCGCGCTGTCAAGGGGTCTAAGATAAATTCTTTTTGTTTTCAATTACTCACTTATGCTACCAAAAGCGAAAACGTAATGCAAGCAATATTTGTCGTCGAGGAATTGAGAAGTACCGTCGAGAAAAGCATATAAAAAATAATTTAAGAAATATTTTGATGGAGGGAGGCAATTCGCTTTGTGAGGAGAATCCGTCGAGACGATGGTATGAATGCATTGATTTTTCAATAGGAATATAACAAAAAACCCACAAACACATTGAAAAGTGAATGGGAAACAAAACGTAGATCAGAGGAAGGGGGGGTATGGGTATATAGTTATTGAGTTCTTTTCTTTTTTCTTTTTATTAAAATAAAAAAAATATACGCTTTACATATAAAGGACACCTATATGGGTACACCCCCCCTAAACATGATCTACGATTACTATTTGATTGAGAAATGAGTGTGTTTTGTCGCAAATCGAGTGAAATTGAGTGAAAATGTTTAGTTAGTATTATTAGATATATCAGGGTGTGGGGGTAGTGGCAGTGATCTAGGATACTTGTATTGAGTGGGTGCATTTGGTATCATGGCGGTGTTGATATAAATACATTGATGCTAGCAAAGGAGGGCTTTGATGCGGACGGTAAGACGTAAGGCAACACTCAAACGTAATGCCAAAGGGATCGCGAATCTCATTCCGTTTAAAAAGAACGACCCGCGCATCAATAGAAATGGTCCACCAAAACTCCCACCGGAAGTCAAAGCCTTAAAGAATTTAACCACAGAAAAGTTTATAACTGATTTTAATGATCTACTCGTAAAGTCTCACAGAGAATTGTGGGACATCGCTTATAGTGTAGATGAACCAATACTCAGAGTGTATGTCGCTCGCTGTTTAGTTCAAGGAAAGATGCATGGGGATTACTTTATGTTAAATATGATGCTCGATCGATTGATTGGCAAGGTAGTGCAGCCGATCACAACGCCACCAAAAGAGCCTTTGATCGTAAGGATTGACGGTATAGACGCAAAGCTTTAATGAGTATAGGATCTTTGATACTAACTGCGAAACAGATCGAAGCCACCAATCTTATGGCAACATATCAAAATGTGTTGCTTGAGGGAGGGAGTCGATCAGGGAAAACGTTGATCTTTCTCAGAAATATGATCATCAGAGCAATGCACTATCCAAACACTTGGCATGTCGCGCTTCGATTGCGGTTCAAGCACGCAAGACAATCACTGTGGAATCAAACAATGCCAAAGTTGGTGCAACTGATGGGGTTATCCGGTCAGTTCAAATATAATAACTCAGATTTGATGATGACGTTCCCTCACACAGTAAAAGGAGTGAAGTCAGACTCATACATACTCGTTGGAGGTCTTGACGACAAGGTTCGAGTGGAGAAGATCCTTGGAAATGAGTTTGCAACAATTTACGTCAATGAAGCGTCTCAGATTGCATACGATTCAGTGGAAACATTGATGACTCGACTGAATCCACCGAAGGGTGTGCCTCCACGGTTCTGGCAAGATTACAATCCACCGTCGAAACAGCATTGGGGATACAAGGTATATCATGACAGGAAGTTTCCAGATGGCAGGATTGTTCCGGCGGATGATTTCAAATGGTTGAAATTAAATCCAACGGATAATGAAGAGAACATCTCAGAGACGTTGATCAAAACATTGAGTAATCTGTCAGGAGCAAAGCGCATTCGGTTTTTAGAAGGTGGATATTCAAGTGATGACGGAGCTCTTTGGAAACGCAGATGGATTAAGTATAAGATCGCTCCAGCAACGCTGATCAGAGTTGCGATTGGTGTTGATCCTTCCGGAAGTCTCGAGGGAGATGAGATAGGGATCATTGTTGCAGGCATGGACCGCGATAAAAATATCTATATAATGTACGACGGAAGTTTGAACGGATCACCGAAGGAATGGAGTGACGGGGTACACGCAGCTTATAGAAGATTTAAGGCAGATGTAGTTGCGGCAGAAAAGAACTTCGGTGGAGACATGGTTGAAGCTGTGATCACTCAATTTGGGGATAATGATGTTAATGTAAAGCTAGTGAATGCAACGAGAGGAAAAGCAGTAAGGGCTGAACCGGTTGCGGCACTGTACGAGAAAGGCAGAGTGTTTCACACAGAGCCTTTGACAGCGTTAGAAGATGAGATCTGCACATGGAAGCCAGCGGATATTGACGGTATAGATAATAGGATGGATGCGTTGGTTTGGGCTGTGACGGAATTGATGTCAGACGAGTTCGGCGAGGCTGCCGAGGAAATTTATGAAAACGGAGTGGATAACTTATGGTAAAACCTAAAGAGATAAATATCGTAGAACATATCAAGGAGAATGGGGTGGACGCAATCTCCGAAGCTTATCGGGACCCTTTAACCGACGGACCTTGGTACAAACTCGGAGGAGAAGACAGTGCGAAAGAGTTATCTGACACAGACCGCTCTATATTATTAAAGAACAGCCGAGACCGGTATTGGAAGACATCAGAAAGCCGGTGCTTAATTGAAAGCGCTGTTCATTATGTTATAGGCAGAGGGGTTGTGTATCATGCCGATGATGAGAATCCGAAAGTGCAAGAAACACTCGAGAAGTTTTGGGGTGATCCAAAGAACTTGATGGAGCTGAGACAAAAAGAGATCGTGAGAAGGGTTCTCCGAGATGGAGAGGCGTTCTTGCGTTTCTTTGAGGATGCAGTTGGATCCTGTTACATTAGATTCGTTGAGCCTGAGCAGATCACGAAGATTGTGAAGGACCCCAACGACGCTGAGACCGTCAAAGAGTATAGGAGAGAGTGGGTGCCTGCTGGTGATTCTACCACAAGCAAAGAAGTGATTCTCGACAAAGATATGATACATATTAAACTCAACGTTGATATGAACATGCAACGAGGTCGTCCTTATATAGAGCCGAGTATTCGTAGGCTCATTCAATTAGATCAATTTGTTGAGGGAAGGGTGCGCAAGAATAGAATTGCAGCCGGACACATCCTCGAGAAGATCTTAAAAGGCAAATCAGCGACGCCAACCGCTGTAACGAAGACCTCCAACGCAATGAGTGACGCAGACACACCAACCGGAACATCTACCGCAGCAAAAAAGATGCCGAAGCTCGGATCTGTTATCGTTCATAATGAATCAATTGAATATAAGTGGTGTAATCCAGAGATCAGAGCTGACGACAGCAAACAAGATGGTCGACTGATCAAATTGTCTGTGTTGGCAGGAGTAACCGCTCCAGAGTTCTTGCTTTCAGATGCATCCAACGCAAACTACGCCTCAACACTTGTATCAGAGAATCCGTATGTTCGTAGCATAGAGGATATGCAGGATACGTTTCAAATATACTTTCAAATGGTCCTCACGAAGATCATAGAGCGTGCAATGGCGAAAGGTATTATCCCAAAAACATCGACGGAAACAACATTGAAAGAGAATGCGTTGCTTCGTTGGTTGCCTAAAGCTTTAAAGCATGATTGCAGAATAAAAGAGCTATTGTCGAAACCACAAGTGGAATCTGTACCGACGAAAACAACCACTGCTATTGAGTTTCCTCCTATGGTCCACAGTGATCTCGAAGCCGACACTAAAGCGTATCAAGTCCACTCTATGATGGGTTGGGCTGATGATAGTACCCTCGCAGGGAAGCTGGGTTATGATTATGACAAGGAACAGGAAAAGACTCAACGCCGAGAGAAAGAGAATGGCGAGGATAAGGAGAATGACAAGGATCCTGACAATTTTGAGGCGGGCAGAAAAAAAGAACTTGAAGACGGAGCCGAGGAATAATGCCTATAAAACCACAGAGTGAGAAACAATCTCATTTAATGTTCTTGAGATACCAAACGGAGCTTGAGGACATCACAGCAACGTTGCACAAGAATGTGGAAAGCTCTTTGAATACAATACTTGCACGAAACACTGGAATGGATGGGAAAGTTCCTACTGCGAAAGTTAAACTCATCGTAGATAAGTATATGCATAATGAAATGGTGAAGTTCCGCACAGAGTTAAGTCAACAAATCAAGTTGGGTGTGTCGGACTCATCTCAATTAGGTGTCAGATCAGTTGTAGCCGCAGTTGCCCCTCACAGAAAGATTGGTGCGAAGGTTTGGACAAACATGTCAGATAAAATTCGCAAACGCATCATCAATCTCAGAGGGGTCGATGGTCTCAAGCTGTCTGAGAGAGTGTGGAAGCTGGCAAACGACAATGAGCATCAACTCAAACGCATTGTTGCCGGAGATATTCTCCAAGGCACCTCAGCTGATAAGATAAGTCGAAACATTAGAAGCTTTCTCCTAAAACCAGAGACCGCTCGAGGGAGAATGAAAGATCTGTTGAAGGTGGGACAGGGTGTTTATAAATCAGCGTATAAGAACGCAGTTAGAGTGGCAAGAACAGAAACGAATCGAGCATATATAGACGGACAGAAAGACGCAGCTGATGAGTTCGATATGAAACTGAAATTCCAAGTGTCTGGAATCAACGTTTGTGACATCTGCACAGGTTACAATGGAAAGATATATGATCCAAAAGATTTCCCCGCTCCGGTCCACCCTCATTGCATGTGCCACGGGTTGACGGTACTGCCAGAAGCAGAAGCGGCTGCATTAGCTACTCCAGCACCAGAGGGATCTGGGGCAGTGATTCCTAAGGCGTCAGATTTAACTCCTGCGGAGAAGCGATCACGATATGAGAGTTCGTTGGGAAGCGCACAACGTGACATTTTAAAGAGGACTGGAAATAGATATGAAAGTTCAGAGCAAGTGTCTCAGAGCGGTGTCCGGATCTCACAGAAGAGCGGTGGAAAGTCGAATATTAAGTTTACAAGGCAAGAGGTCATTGCAATGAAAGACAACACCTTCATTCACAATCATCCACAAAGCTCGTCATTGAGTTTAGCTGATGTTATGATCTCGAGACATGGGAATGTTGCTGAGATGAGAGCGTTGGCTCCAAAATCAGCGTTTGGATCCAAGGTGTACTCACTCAAACGACCCGCAGCTGGTTGGAACAGTATTTCAGAAGAGCGTTTAAAGAGCGTTTATAGAGCAGCTGACAAAAGGGTGCATCGTCTCAATACAATAAAGATCTCACAGGATTATTCATATATGGAAAAGGCAAACAAGCTCCATCACCACGAAGTGTGGACGGAAGTGAGTCAGAAGATCAAGGGGTTTAATTATAGCATGGAGGATTTATAATGGTAGATGAATTCGATAAAGTCGAGCAAGACTTTAAGGACCTAAACTCTGGAAAAAAGAAAACTATCTCTATCGACAACGAATTGGAGAAGGATGTATATACGAAAGAAGGTGTGAAAAAATCGCAAGGAGAAAACGCATGAAAATAAACGTCAAAGATCTACCGGATACAAGTTTCGCATTCATCGATGCCGAAAAGATGAGGCACTTTCCTTTTAAAGATGCCAGTGGCAAAATCCACGTTGAGCTATTGCAGGAATCGCTCTTGGCTGCTGCAACACACCCTTTGGGAGCCACAGCCATTCCAAAGTTAAAAGCGGCTGCTAAAACCGCAAAGATAGGCGAGTACGCTGACAATTGGAAAGGTGGCGAGGGCTATTTCACTGCACAATGTCAATTGACAAGCCTTCGAGAGCAGTTGGAAACTAAACCAAAGAACAAACCCAACGACGAAAAGCGAGAACTGGTCATTCCACTGCTCGTTGAGGGCTGGGGCAACGAAGTTGACAACAACTACTACACCCCCAAGGCAGTGACGGAATCCGCTAGCTATTTGCAGTCACGACGGAAGATGTATCTCAATCATCCGAAGGTTGAAACGGATTCGAGAGATCTCCGCGATTGGGCTGCATCTATTCAGGAAACATGGGTTGATAAGTTGGCGGATGGCAGGACAGTTGCATTGGGGAGAGTCAAGATCCTCGACAATTGGTTGTGGGAAAGATGCAAATCAGCACCTGAAGAGATTGCAGACTCAATCATTGGGCGAGGAAAAGCAAGGAAGGGCGATGTAGATGGAAGATCGGGCAATATCATCGAGAGTATCGAGTACGTTCGATCATGCGATTTTGTTGACTACGGAGGCAACGTTCCGTTTGGTATGGTTGACTTTGTAGAAAACGAAGGTGGCAGACAAAATAAACAGGAGGACAATGAAATGCTTATAACGGACATCACGTTTGGAATGTTGAAAGAAGGACGTCCAGAGCTCGTCGCTGAGATCGTAAAAGGCGCAAGCACTGGTATCGCGGAGAAAGACACAAAGATTGGTGCGCTGGAAACTAAACTCAAGGAAACTGAAAAGGTAAACCTTGAATTAAAGAACCAGATCGACACACACAACGTCAAGGAAGCTGCGATCGTAAAAAAAGAATTGATCGCAAATGCGCTCAAGGAATCGAAGCTCCCTGACAATGCAAAAACAGAAGTATTCTCAGAAATTCTGATGAACTGTCAGGAATCAAAATCAGTTGTTGCCGGAAAAGAAGTTGTTGTCACAGTTGCAGAACAAGTTAATGCTCTCATCGCTGATCGTGCGGCTATCCTCGGAAAAGGTGAGCCAATTAAAGGCATGGGTGAAGGTGCGAATATGAGCGAGGAAGATACTCAGAAAGCATTCAATCAAGGCATGTTCGGAATGGAAGAGCCTAAGAAAAAAGAAGATGAAAAATAAGTAAGCTTTAGAATAGATTCAAAATAAAAGTAGGAGGAAATTAATATGTCACAGCAAAAAAAGAACTACGCTTACAGTGGTGATTTTATGGTATACATCCCCAAGAACTCCACTGGTATCGAATCCGGCGACGTTGTTGTTATGCCTCGGAAAGCGGACCCCCAATCTCGAGCAAATTTAGGTGTGCTCGGTCGGATCAGTCCAATTGCCTCGGCTAACGACGCACGCTTGTCCGTTGGTGTTGCAGATTCACCGTTCTCGACGGATACAGTCGGGACAACGTTATACGCGGCTCCAACCGCCAAACAAGCTATCCCTGTTTATAAGAAGGGTGTGTTTCAGTTGGCGATTGTGTCAACTTCTGGGAATGCCGGCGATCTGATCGGTTACTCTTCAGGAGCAAGCGGTGCACAGCTTTTCGATATTGTCGACAAAGTATCTCAGGCTGTCGGAACACTCACAAAGAGTTTCTCCGGTGCAACTGCGAACGATGTCCAGTATGTCAAGCTGATTGAGAAAGCTGAAGTTGGTTTGGATCTCGCATTCTATTTGGACAATCGTGTCCTCAATGATTGTACGGTCAAACCTATTTCCGGTGCAACGCAATCCGCTGTTATGATCGGTTATACTTTCACAGGTAACCGCGAAGGACAGGTAGTTGTATTGAAAGGGAAATATTTCCGTTTAACACGGGACACAACCCTTACTCATGCAATCGGTTGGACTGGTGGTGCGGCTTCCGCATGGAAGGCGGCTATGGTTGTAGCTCGTTCAGGTGGGTTCGCATTTCGCACTTGCTCAGGCACAAAAACAACACTTGCAACTTTCTTGACTTCTGGAATGACAGCAGCTTATTTCACGCCGCTGACTCAGTCTTCAGGAGAGGTCGCGATTGGTTATGTTGTATTTGGATCAGCAATAACGAAAGCAACCGCAGGTATGATTTTCAACTTGAGAGGGATCTCGAGATTACCTGTCGGCAATGGTTTCGGTCTGTAAAAATTAAAAATGGGAATGTTCCGAGGGTGGTCAGGGTTATCCTTTACCTGACTGCCCTCACCCCAAAAGGATATTATGAATGTTGACAGATAGACAGAACAAAACAGTCGAATACATTGGCAAGCAAGTAAATCGCAAGACGAGAGAGGCGAACGACAAGGTGTGGAAGAGAAACATCCTTCTCAACAAATCTCTTTATATTCAGGGGAACCCTTTACCAAAAGGACTCATCGCTTATTTAGTGGGAGCGGGTCCAAGCTTAGATAAGAATGTGGAAGATTTAAAAGAAGTAGGATCTCGTGGAGCTGTCGTCGGAATTGACGCAAATCTCCGATATCTTTTGCAACATAAGATCTCGCCGGAGTATTGTGTAAGCCTTGACGCATCGAATAAGATCTGGAAGATGGTGAAGCCTGTTATTCAATACACAAAGAATATAACGCTCGTCGCTAACATAGCGTCGAACCCAAAATTGATCAAGAATTGGCTCGGTCCTATTTTCTTTTTCAATTCAGTTCATCCTCGCATTGCAAGCAAGTCAGAAGAGTTTTTCGCAAGCTCTCGATACGCTGTTGCAAAGAAAGATGTCAAAGCGGGAGAGGAATTGATATTTGACAAAAACTATCGACTTGTTTTTCCGGGGGTTTTGATTGAGTTACCGTGCGGGGGAAATGTAACAACTACCGCGCACGCTTTTTGCATGCAAGTTTTAAAAGCACAAAATATTGCTTTGGTTGGTCTTGATTGTAGCTGGGAAAATGATAGTCATTTTTATGCAGGGCAGGAGCACGGAGCTAACATCAGAGCGCGGGTATTGAATGAGCAACTTCTCACGCATCTCGATGGAAACAAGAAGCGCGTGCGAACCAACTTCAGTATGCATTCATTTAAGTCATGGCATGAACAGGTTGCGCTTCAGCAACCGTATACATGCATCAACGCTACTGAGGGCGGCATCGTAGGTATCGACGATAAAGGAAATCAAGAGCCCTTCATCGGCTTTGCGCCACTTAAAGAAGTAATCGCGAACTATTCACCCAAGAATGACAAAATAAAGCGTGAAATCAAATTCCCTAAAGCTAAAAGGGAGCGGAAATCCGCAAAGGTAGAACAATGAAAGACTCAGTTGAATCACGAACCATGCGAACACTTGCGAGGATGAAAGACATTTGGGAGGCGAATATCGTCGCAAACAAACCTCTCATCAAGCAGGATGCGAGTGTTTTATGGAATGACTTTGAGAAGATCGATGGTATCTTAATTGCTGCGGGCGCAAGTTTAGCAAAATCAATACCGCAGATCGCTGAGAGAGCTCGGTCTTCGATACGCACAGAGATATGCGCTGTTGATATGGCTGCAAAATATTTGATTGACAATGGGATCCGCCCTGACTACGTGGTGTGCTGCGAGGGAAGAGCGGAAGCAGTGAAAATGTTTGATTTTGATTCAACGATGCCTTTGATTTGCGATGTAGCAACACATCCAGAGATCGTTAAAAACTGGAAAGGACCGATCTTCTTTTTCGTTATAACTAATTTTTGTATTGATTTAGATAATGATCGACAAACATTCATTGAGCGCCATCGAAAATTAAGTGGGGTGGCGACTTCATTAGTAGTAGGCGGAAATGTAGGCTCAGCTGGATTGTCGTTTTTGCTTTCAGTTAGGAACTGCAAAAATGTTCACCTCTATGGACATGATTTTTCATGGGAAAAAGGTGGTGACTTTTATTGTGGAGGAGTTAGAAAAGAAATGGCTCAGAGAAGAGTTGACACAGAAACAAAAGCAGGAACTTTGTATGAGAAAAGAGACATGCACGGAAACGACGTATTGACCAATATGAGTTTTGAGACATTCCTTGATTGGTACAAAGAAGTTATGCGGATGTATCCGGATGTTATTATAAATCATACGAATGCTGGGTTGTTATATTAAAAATAAATGAGGAGGACAATATCATGTTTAAAAGTTTAAAAGAAGCTGCAACCAGAGCTGATTTCCCGAAGTTGATGAGCTCTGGTATGAAACTGAAGATGATGGATGTGTACAATAAAGTCGAAAGCGAATACGAGAGAGTGGTGAGTTTCGAGACCAGCACGAAGGACAAAGAAACATATCCATCTCTCTCAGGAACCGCAGATCCTAAGCAAGTTCTCGAAGGTGAAGCGTTCAAGGAAGATAAGGTAGCCGAGATGCAGGATGTTGACATAACCAACTATAAGTTCGGAAGACTTATGGGTATTACGCGCGAAATGACAAATGATGATCAAACAAAAAAGGTCAAAAATTTGCCCGGAAATCTCGGTAAAGTTCATAAGAACTACGAGAATAAAGTTGTGTTTTCTGGTATCGTCGGAGGGAGCACCGCAGCTACCTGCTATGATGGGCTCGCAATTTTCACCACGAACCATCTCAACAGAAAAGGCGGAGCAGCTGTTGCTGGAAATGATAACATCTACACCGGCGTAACAATGTCGGCAGGTGCTATCGTCATCGCAATGGACATGATAGATAGTTGGACAGGGCTTGATGGAGAAGAGATCACCGTGAATGGTGTATCAATTCTTTGTTCCATGCGTTTATCGTACACCGCACGATGGTTGATGTCTGATTCAAGCATACCCGGATTTGCAGCAGGAGTTTTCGGACCGGCAAGCACTCAACCGTTTGCTGGAAAAGTTCCGATGCCTATGCTTTCAGTTAATCCGTCGAAGTGGCTGACGAAAGTTGGCGGAGCTGCACTTGATTGGTACATTCAAACCGACGTTCCGGGCTGGGTGTTTCAATGGCGCGATAAGTTAGAATTATACGCCGAAGGAAATCTCTCGCAGTCTTGGTTCGAGCGTGAAGTGATGCGCTGGAAATCTCGTGTGAGATTTGGTTTTAAAAATATTGATTGGCGTGCAATGTTGAAAGTAAGTTAGTGAGACAAATGATTCTCCGTCGGTGAAATAAAGATTTCATCGGCGGAAATCATTTGAAATTTAAACGAGGAGGTTTGTATATGGGTCACACAGTTAAGACGAAAGATCTGCAAGTTGGTATGAAAGTTGTTGCACCTATTGTAGGAGTTAAAGGCGACATCAAAGTAAACAAGGGGGAGATTTTAAGTAAGGGACACGTTGACAAACTCAACACATGGAAAGGTGTTGACGCTGCAAATCCAAAAGGCATTGAAGTGGAAAGTTCTCGCGCATCTGGATCTGCACTGCCATCTGTCGTTGATAAACCATGGGAAAGCCCGATCGTTCAAGCGAACTCTAAAAAGAAATTGCAGAGTTCTTCCAGAGTTCCGGGAATTTACGACGAGAACGGAAAGTTGTTGAATCCAAGCCCTCTCGAAAGAGAACTTGAAGCGCGCGAAGCTGCTCGAAAAGCCGAAAGAGAAAAGAGTGCTGCTGCGAAAAAGAAAACGAAAAAGAAACTCAAAGTGAGACTCAAAGCGAAAAAGAGAAGATAATATGTCTAAGATAATAACAAGACACACTACACTGGATCCAAAGATCGCTGAGCTCGAGAATTTAGTTGTATCATTTATTGACAGAGCAATAAAATTTGACATCGAGCTTGGGCGATCAAAAGTTAATTTCTTTTCGTCAGATTATGAGAGCGTCGCGAAAGATATAGATCAGTTTAGAAAAAAAGGGTTTCGAGTATTTATGGGTGGGGGAAATATTTTCTTTTTTAAATTAAAAAAGAAGTTAGCTGGCACCAAAGCGATTTGCATACAAGCTCGGGGCATGGCAAGGCGTAAAATTCTAATCAAGGAGATGACTCAATGATCTATTCGTTGATTCCAGCAAAGATGCATTCAAGAAGACTACCGAACAAGAACACATTTTCATATATGCTCGGAGACAAGCCCCTCATCGCTCACACCATCGAAGCTGTCAGTAAGGCTGGGCTGCGTCCGATCGTATTCACTGATGAGCCCAATATAAAAAACACCTATGGTGCCACGATCGCTCAGCGACCGGCAGAAACAACGCTTCCGCGCGCGACCATGCGCGAGGTGATATGTGCATTCATCAAGCACATCGACGCAAAACCAACCGACACAATAGTCGTCACATACCTGACATGCCCTTTTAGGTCCTCAACAAGTATCGGGCACGCACTTCAGCAGTACACATACTCTCAAAGCAACAGCTTGCAGTCACTAACAAAGGTTGATTATCGTCCCTATGGACTGATGCGCCGCAAGTATGAGCATGAGTTTGAGTGCGTATTGCCTCAGGGAGGAATCTATCAGCAACAGAATACTCCACCGCTTTACAAAGCGAACGGAGCGATCTATATTTTTGGGGTCTCAGAGTTAGAGAAATTAAACGATCAGTTGTTTAATGATAAGACTATCGGGTATGTATTAGATGATTGTGAGGGATTAGATCTCGATACGGATCTCGACTGCATGCTTGCAGAGAAAATACTTGAGAGGAGGGCTTGTGAGAATTCTGCTGATAAATTGTCCGGTACGCGAATCTGCGAAGCCTAATCTCGTTCCTTTAGGGGTTGGATATATTGCAAGTGCATTAAGAGAGGCGAAGCATGAAGTAGATATCCTTGATATTAATGCGCTGCGGTGGAATAAAGATCGAGTTGAGTACTGGCTCAGAATGGTACACAAGGATTTCGATATGTTTGGGATCTCTGGAATCATAACAACGTATGCATATCAGAAATGGCTCATCTATCTCATAAAGAGTATGTCTTTCCGCCCTATTGTATGTGGTGGAGGATGTGCATCTGTGGCAGGGGACCTGTTGCTTGAGCACGGAGCGAATAAAATCATCAAAGGTGCTGGAGAGAATGAAATGCTTGAGTACGTTGGCAGCAATCTCCGGTATAATAATATAGATGAGATCCCATTCCCAGCTTGGCGTGGCTTTGATATGAGCACATACCTTCCAAATGCGATTTGGGGTGCAGACAGTGGGAACAGCTCGAATGTTGCAATACACGAAGATATGAAGGGCATCAGACGAAGTGTGAACGTGGTAACGAGTCGAGGCTGCCCTTTCAAGTGTCATTTTTGTTATGACCTATTCGGACAGGTGTATCAGCAAAGAAGTGTGGAGAATGTTATCGCTGAACTAGTCGAGTTGAAAAATAAATACATAATCGATTTCGTTGGATTCGTCGATGACAATATGTTTGTCAGCAAAAAGTGGGTGTTGAAGTTCTGTGCGCAAATGAAAGAGCTGAATCTGCTATGGGGTTGCCATGCGCGCGTGAACGAAGTTGATGAAGAGATCCTCTCCGCAGCGTTTGACTCAGGCTGCCGATGGATCGGATATGGTATCGAAAGCGGATCTCAAAAGATGTTAAATTTAATGAATAAGAAAGCGTCCGTTGATCAAGGACAGAAAGCAATCGAGATGACGAGAGATGCAGGGATATACCCAAACACTTCGTTCATTTATGGATTTCCGGGAGAATCAAAAAGTACCGTCGATGAAACAATAAGTTTTTGCAATTCATTGAGGATAAAACCAAGTTTCTTTTTTGCAATTCCATATCCGGGATCAGAGCTTTTTAAATCAAATTCATTAAAGATAGTGTTGAGGATGGGCGGGTTTGAAAGATTTATTGAGCAACTAGGAGACGCAAAGGACTTCGTCATTAATCTGACGGATATGCCTGACACTAAGTTTTTTAAGATGAAAGAGCATTTAAACAAAGGGGTGAATCAATGCACGCATTAAAAGTTGTGCCGAATATGGAAAGGATCTATATCGACAGAAAAGACTTCTACGGAAAAGCAACTGTCAAGCGCCATCTGGAAAGATATCGGTGGGTGCTCAAGAATACAAAGGAATGCGACATCGCTTTGGATCTCTGCTGTGGAAGTGGGTACGGTACGCACATGATTTCAAAGAAAGCGATGAACATTGTTGGGGTTGAAATTGATGAGACTGCGGTCGCGTTTGCAAAGCAAACATACAAAGAACGAAACCTTGAATACCGGAGAACAGATCTCAATGATCCATTCTCCCTCGGAGAACAAGCGAGATTTGATCTGGTTATATGGGTAGAGGCGATTGAGCATTTCACGCCTGAGCAGATCTCAGATATTTTACCCAGAATTAAGGATCTCCTCTCTCCTGACGGTAAACTATTGATCACCACACCAGACCTTGCCTCGTCGGATGGTATGAACAAGTACCATCTCCACGAATATAGCGTGGACGAGCTCAAGGCGTTGATTGGTTATTATTTCACAATAAAGAGCACTACTGTGAAAGAAAAATTCATCTATATGATAGCGAGGCAGAAATGAACACATCATTCAGAATAAACCAACACATCATCGATGAACAGCATTCGGCATACATCATTGCAGAGATCGGTATCAATCACAATGGCAGCATGGACCGTGCGTTCGAGATGATTGACGAGGCGAAGAGGTGTGGTGTTGATTGCGTGAAGTTTCAGAAACGCACGTTGTCAGCAATATACCCAAAGGACGTTCTCGATAATCCGCATTTGCATTCAATAGGTCTTGGCGTATATATTCCGATCCTGAAAGCTTCAGAGTTTACCTATGAACAGCACATTGAATTGAAAGCGTATTGTGAATCAATGGGGTTGGATTATTTATGCACACCATTTGATGTTGCATCAGCTGTGATGCTGGAGATCATTGGTGTTTGCGCATATAAGATAGGTTCGGTGTCGTTACCGAACAGAGAGTTGCTCGATCGTATAATCTCATGTGGAAAGCCGATCATCTTATCGACAGGCATGTCAAAGTGGGAGACTATCCTCGAGGTGCACGAATATTTAAAAGCTAAGAAATCTCAGTACATGTTTCTGCATTGTGTGTCAACATATCCGGTAGATTTTAAAGACTGCAATCTTCGGATGATCGCTAAACTCAAAGAGCTAGGTGTTCCTGTCGGGTACAGCGGGCATGAGAGAGGCATTGAGATCTCAGTGTGTGCCGCTGCAATGGGCGCATGCATCATTGAAAGGCACTTCACTCTCGATAGAACTATGCAGGGTCCTGATCACGCTGCAAGCCTTGAGCCAACCGGTATGAAAAAGCTCGTCGAGCATATCAAGGCGTTTGAACTTGCAAAAGGCGATGGGGTTAAAAAAATAACACGCGGCGAACAAATTGTGATGGAATCTCTGGGAAGAGATCCACTGGGGGGCGAGTAATGTATTGGGGAGCCAAGGCACGATTTCATGATCTACAAAATGTGATGATCGAACTCAAACCGGAGATGGTTGAGTTTCATCTCACTGATAACGATGTACGAACACAATCACTCGACGAGGGAACAGTTCATCCGACGGATTACTCCATTCATCTCCCAGAATATTGGGACGGTGTAATGATAGATCCTTGCGATTTAAAAACTTTAGATAAGAATATTGAAATCTATACTCAGTGTATTGACAAGGGGTTAAGTCTTTGGAGAAGTTTTGTGACGAATTATAAACGCATGAAAGTTATTATACATCCGGGAGGCTCAACTGTTGATCAAGTGAAGTTTCCGACGGGAGGTGAAGCTGAGAAGTACAAAGCAAATCTATATGCGAGATTCAACGCGTTTGTAATAAAACTCCGATCAATTCCTCGATTCAAAGATAAGATTGAATTGCTCGTCGAGAACATGCCACCGTTCCCTTGGTTTTATGGTGGGCAATATTACAGCGATATATTTTGCGATCAAATAGAGGTGTATAGATATTGCAAAGCGAATGGGGTTGGTTTTTGTTTTGACATTTCTCACATGGGTTTATATTGTAATCACACAGGGAAAAACTTACTTGCTGCGATTGATATTTTAAAACCCTATATGCGCCAGATACACATCGCTGACGCTGAGGGAACCGCTGGAGAAGGTGTTTCGATAGGATCTGGAAATATCGATTTCAAAAAAGCGATTCCTGCATTAAAGAATATTGACGCTGCGATGATCCCTGAGCAAATGTGGGGGCACAAAAATAATTATGCAGAATTTAAAAAAACAATAGATGTCTGCAATAAATATAAAAACGAAGGGGCATAACATGGCACTAACAACTGAACAGATTGATGCACTTATAGAATCCGCAAGAGCGGCGCTTCAAACTGCGCTCGATTCACCAAAGCCGGATTATATCATCGGTAGCAAGACAATGAATCACGCTAGTTATATAAAAGTGATGCGTGAACAACTGCATGAGCTCTCTGGAATGCAAGCTGAGATCCCAAGCGAACAATCTTTTCAGTTTGATTCAGATATCAAGAGCAACGGTGACGATGATACCGAACTTCAAGGCGATGAAAATATATGAACGATTATAAGGGCGACACCACCACTATTATAGACGAATTCAAAGTTCGAGTGACTCAACGACGAACCGCAACCACATTCAACGATCGTGGGGACCCTGTGGACAGCTGGGGAATCGTAACGACAGCTGATATCGAACTTCAGCCGATTAGTTTCAAAGATCTCGTCGGTGTTGAAAGCGGCATCAAGGAAATCACTACGCACATGGTGTATGGTTTCTATGATACTTCAGGGAACGCGCTGAGCGTGTGGATAGGTGATCGATTTTATGACAGTAAAAATAATGAGGTTGTGGCTTTAAATGAGTACCCAAATTCACATTTTGAGTATATGTGCAAATACGTTGAGGGCAAAACTTCAACACAAGACTGGCTCGAAATAATGACCGCGCTTCTCAAGAATCAATATGATGGTGATGGTGTAACACTTAATTTCTCAACAACATACGCATTCCTCAGTGGATCGTCGATGGTCTTTTTAGATGGTGTGTTGATGGAAGAGGGATCCGGAGAAGATTACACAGAGGACGCGGACCTCAAAGGCGTTACATTTACAACCGCTCCTGAAGATGATGAGAAGATTGAAATCCGCTATACGCGCGCGGCATTCTTTAAAAATAAATATACAGGCACAGGATCACAAACCAACTTCGACACCACATATCAATTTGAGGGTGGAACGACTCTGGTTTTTGTCGATGGAATATTGAAAGCGGCGGGAAGTGATTACACTGAAGACAGTGACCTTCAAGGCGTTACGTTCACAACAGCTCCGACAGCGACGGAAAAGGTCGAGATCCGGTATTCCAAATATACCGCATAAGAGGAAAACTATGAAACTAAAACACATATTATTAATCACCGCAATGATAGGGATCTTTTCGCAAGTAGCTTTTGCGCGGTATGTTCCAAAAGCTAGAAATGTAGGCGTAAGCACCGCAACATTCGGACAGAATTTATCAGATACAGACACCACAGTTCAATCTTGTATGGATAAGCTCGACAATCTCTCGACAGGGGGAACTCCATCTGCTAGCGATGTCACAGCTGGAACATTCGATAATGATGTGAAAATCACGTCTGGAAATATAGTAGCGGCTGGAACTGCCTCTGCTTCGACCTTTCTACGCGGTGACGGTACTTGGGGCGCAGGTGGCGACATGTCCAAATCAACTGACGGAGTTTATATCGCATTCTCTACATCAACAAACGCCACCAACATAGCGTCGAACGACGTTGAGATCTCAAATATTCATGGGTCTACTTCAGCGATTCAAACGCAATTATTAGAGGTAGCCAAATCAACCACAGCGTTACAAATTGAGATCGACGCGCTTCCTACAACCGTAGAGGTTGCAGCCTCAACCACTTCGGCGGTTGTTGGATTAGCTACTTCAGTAGAGGTTGCAGAGTCGACGACATCCGCAGTAGTTGGGTATGCCACAGATCTGGAAGTCGCTGTCGCAACATCATCTATCAGGGCGGTTGATATATCAGGAGGAACTTTAGATCCAACGGTAGTGATAACCACAGGAAACATCGCGGCATCCGGAACAGCTTCAGCATCTACATTCTTAAAAGGCGATGGCTCGTGGGGCGCGCCTGCGGGCGGGGGAGATATGACCGCCGCAACTGATGGCGTCAATATA